ATTAGGTAACTCCTTAATCTCCTTCATAACGCCATAGACGAGCTTCTCGGGTGCTTTATCCTTATCAATCGACATCACCATTAAGTCAGATAACTTCAATGGATATCTATCGGTATCAGATAAGCTTGTGTCCAACATGAACTGTAAAGCAAACCCTGAGCGACCATAGGATAACTCACGTTCCATCAAGTCATCATCATCGAACCTCATAGGATCTACTGGATTCCCGTCTAAGGGACTTTCTGCTTTATGCATAGCATCCCATAGGGTAGGTGCTAAACGATCCCCATACGCCTTGTTAGCGTCATCTATCGAGGGGTAACGTGCTGTCCATACCCTCATCTTGTAGCCACGTTCTGTGAGTGTATTATAAAGACTCATCTCACACTGTGGTGTTCCAAGATACAGGATTTTACCTTCTGGTTTAAGTACCGCATCAAACTCTTTAACGGCTTCGCTTAACTTCTCCCTCATCATCTGTGTCATTGAGTTATTTGGTACTTCAATGTCATCAGCAATGATTATGTCTGCCCGACTGCCCGTTAACTGACCAGTGATACCTACTGATTTAACAGAGGGGCTACCACTAGCCAGTGCGGGTCTTACATCAAACGCAATCTTACTCCACCTTTGCTCACTTGTTGCTATGAGATGTTGGCATATTGGGAGTTCTAGGATTAAACGTTGTGTGAATGTCGAAAAATCGTCAGCTCTTTGTTTTGATGCTGACACTACCATGAACTTCTTTTGTGGATCTAGAAGTAATTGGTGTACGACAAAAGCGGCTGTAATGTAGGACTTACCTACACCACGAAATGCTTCAATAATTGCTCTACGAGGGCAGCTCTGAATATAGTCTGCCATATCGTATTGGACAGGAGTAGGATCAGGCAAGTTAAGATGCTTCCACACTATATACATAAAGTTACGGAAGTCTTTTAGTTGCTCTGGCATCTTTTCCATAATGTCACCATTTGACTTTGTTAGCCCAGTACGCTGCTGAGGATTTACCCTTAGCTATGTTCTTTCTGTGACGAGCTTTAAACGACTTACGCTGTGCTGCGTTTTGATTAGTCTTAGCACCCTGCTCACCAAACCTAATAATCTTTTCTTTGCCATTAACTTTTGTTTTGACAATATGTGATTTAGTTTTGTGACTGGGGGTGCGCTTAGGTTGGTTGATCTTTAAATCATCAAACTTACCCATACTATTTATCCTTCTTCTTAAAACCTATCTTAAGTTTAGCGTAAGCTTTAGGAGATATGGTAGAGTTCTTCTTAGATCGGCTAATGCCTTTCTTCTTTCTTGCGTTAATGTTTGCGTATAAACCTTTCTTAGCCATTTCTGCTCCTATTCTGCCTTCTACTGGCAATGCGTAAGTTGTTAAGTGAGTTATCGTTAGCGTTGCGGTTCACATGGTCTACATCTTTCCCCGCTACCGCAGCTTTACCCTTAGCTTTAATCATTAAACGTCTAGCTTTGTTTCTATTGCTGCGTTTCTTGCGTTGCTCAGGTCTGCTGTGGTAATTAGCGTATTCAGATTTATAGTTTCTCAATGGGACATCTCCTCGAAAGGTAATGCCTCCAGTAAGTTAGCCATTGGAGACTCTGTAGTGATTACTTCGAGACAAGCTCCGTTGTCCTTAAGGAACTTTGTTGCTACTGACAATTCAGAAGCAGATGCCTCACCAGACTTAACCTTTGCAAGTAAATCTTTAGCTACACCTTCGTGTAGTTCATCTAATATTTTTCTATCCATTAGTAACTCCAAACTACGGGGTAAGATTGTCTAAGATCAACATGGATAAACGTCTTAGCAACGCCTATGCCATTGAAACCTAACTTAATAGCTTCCTCAATGATCTTATATTTCTGTACACCGTTGATTACTTGTATGTCGGCAGCTATGCCTCGTGCATGAGTGCCAGGATTTTGTTTCTTAGCTTCGATAGGGTGTCCTTCAGGGTCTCGATAACCACTTGTAATTGTAAAAGGAAAACCACAAGCTTCTCGTAAAGCATCTAGTTTTTCTAGAAACTCCTCGTCCATCTCGTTGTTGCCTGTAAAGCTACAATTAAATTCGTTTATGTCAAAATACTTCATCGACCTACTCCCTTAACTCGTTCCATTGTACGTAGACCACCAAGACCAAGCATACCCATTAGTACAGGTAACATGGTTGATGTATCTGCCTGTGGTACGACAACACCAAAGGGTGCTGCAAGTGGTGATATAAGGAAGTTCACCATGAACCCCAGTACACATACCCAAGCTGTTGCGGGTCTCCACGAAGACTGAAACCAATTCCCTTTGGCTTCTGCTTTATTGACTTCGATCTGAGCTAGAGCAATTTGTTGTGCGTGTTTCTCCGACATCGTAGCAATTTCATGTGCTATCTTTTGCTTTGTATCTGCATCGGGGATAAACTTATCTAGCAACCCAGTTACAGGTGCTATCAATTGCTGTATCATATTATACTCCTAGTAATTTGAGGGCTGAGAACAATCCCATAGACTGACCCCAATAAACAACAGCACCACCTACAACTAACCACTTGATTTGTAGCAGGGTGCGGTTGATGCTATCCAGCATCCCTCTAAGCTCATTGGCGTTAGCCGTAAGCATCTTAAGTTGTTCGTCCTGTAAATCGACTCGCCATTCCAAGCGATCTACTTGTTGTTTTAACTCTTCCATTGGTTATCCTTAGTTTAAATCGTCAATGCGGAATCCACTGAAACCAGCATTGGCGTTGTTTGCATGTATAGTCACAGAACTCCCTGAATTTTGCCATACATTCACATGAACAACATCACCTTCATTTAGTTTTTGCAACGTATGTGTTCTAAGAAAATGGTCTGCAAAAGACCCTCCCCCTGTTGGTGCAATCACGGAGCGGTTACTAACATCAGTATTATTAACTCTTATGGCTATTTGAACCTGTGTGCCTGCACTAATTGTTCCCGTAAAATACAAACCAGCAGATAAGAAATAGAAACCAGCTTTACCTGTAGGAATTGTGTAGTTTTTATTCGTCGTATCGTATGCAGTATCGCTATCTAAAGAGTCTCTTAATGTATTAAAGTTTAAATCAGTGTTAGAGTTGTGAGTTATTACTTGAGTAGAAGTACCCTTCGCTGAAAAATAAGGAGTGTTGCCACCCCCAACATCCGCAAGGAGTGCTGAGGGAATTGTACCTGTTGAGTCTAAGTTAGCTGGGTTGATTGTAGAGGTACTCGTAAGTACCCCCGCTGCGTTAAAGTCTGCTAGGTTTCTTGCCCTAGTCATAATGAGTTACCTCTATTTAATTTAAGACGGGTTTCTCTGTGCGTCAGTTGGTGGTATGTTGTAGATTACTCTAGCTATATAGGTAGTATCACTGTCTGGATAACCTCTTGATACTTCTATAATACTGTCGTTACCTACCAAGCTATCAGCTAAAGCTACTGCCGCTGTGTGTGCTTCTTCTCTTGAAGAGTATTCACTGTGTTTAATCTGCTCAATAACACCTTCAGAGTTTGTTTCTTTATAACCTACATTCATAATTTAATCCTCTACCTGTACTATAGAGCCTGATATTTTATTTATAGTAACATTATTTCCATCCGTATTACTGCTATCTTCAGCACCTTTCAGTGTTATATCAACAGAAGATTTAAAATAACCTAAATAATGTTCTTTATTGTAAGCACTTTTAACTGCTCCGTCATAGGTAGCTGCATCTATTTGATAAGTAGGACTTTGTATAGTTGTACCTGCCGACTCCCAATCAAAAGGGTGTAAATAAAGAGTGTCTCCAGTAACAAAGTTATTAGCTTGATATAGATAGCAATACATATACGTTCTATTTTCACTGGCGTTATAATACCACCCAAACCCATTAAGGTTTACAGGAGAACCCCCACCAGATTGGCGGGCAATTCCCATAAAATCTGAAAAGTGTTTTGTTACATCACCAGAAACATAACCTTGCTTATACGCACCTGCGGTTGTAACAGAGGAAAGAGTACCTAAAGTAATAACAGTCTCGTTAGACCCTGCATCAACACTTACATTGTAATGAGCATCGTTTGTGTCAAAAGTGTCTGAATGTGTTAATTGCAGGCTTAGGTTAAGATTATTTTCAGAACCAGTAGTTGCTTTAGTGCTATAGGTATCTCCAAGCTGTACAAGCGTTGTTGATAAAGCGTGCAGAGTAACCGTTGGCGAGCCTTTACTGAAATGACACCTGTACACTCTTTCTAAAGTTGATAAGTCTTTGCCGTCTACTGTACCAGTAACATCTAAATCTCCAGTAACACTAAGCCCATTGCCATCTGTTGTTGTTACAATATTTCCATCTGCGTATACCTGCACTCGGTTTGGTCTTGCACGAAACATCTCAACGCCAGTATCAGCTCTCTGCATTGTAATATGAGACAATCCCTTAAGTATTAAATCTCCAGTGCCTTGTTCATCTATGTAGCTATTACTACCATCGTGATAAATCTGTAGGTCGTTGCTTGCGCCTAAGTTTATTTTAGTGCTGTCTCCAAGATTAATATCACCAGTAAACGCAGCGCCTGATAACATAGCAGCACCCGTATTAGCGACATTCGTAGCGTTAACAGTTGCATCGCTACCTCTTAGATCAGTTGTCAAAAATCCCAATCCATCATCAGAAGTGAAGGTAACTACACCTGTTGTTTGGTCGTAGCTTCCACCTGTGAATCCAGTGCCATCAACACCATCAGCACC